TTAGTCAGATAATTTAGGAGATAAGCAATGACTAGAAAAGAGTATCAACTTTTAGAGTGGTTCAACATACTTTACCATACTGAACGTGGTTGTTGGTGGGATAGAGACTATGATGCACTAGATTCTCTACTTAGTTTTATACGAGAAGAGTACAACATGGTTCCGTCTAAGTGTCAGGATGGTGATATCAATCGGTATACTTTAACCTATGTAGGAGAGCCTGATGAATATATCAATTCAACAGAAGAAGACACTGCGTAAAGTCGTAGAAGATATGGTAGCTTACAACATTGACTATCAACCTAATCCTAATTACTCTGGATTACATACGGATCTAAGCCGATTAGGTTTGAACTCTTCAGAAGTTCAACGCATTATGAGAAGGGTAGCCGATGGTGAAATATGACATGGGCTGTGTACATAATCTTGCACCAGTATCAAAACTTTACTATGAGAAACACGCTAGAAAAATTAAACTAAAACCAGCAGCTTATGGTGCAGTTAAAATTTTAGAGTGTGTCTATTGTAAAAAACTTACTGTTGATTTTAAATATGATGTAGTAAAGAAATTAGCAGAAGAAAATAAACTAACTTATAGGAGCTAAGTATGTATCAAGAACATTGCGTTGATGGTACACAAAAGTTTGCTAGAGAATCATCAGAACATTTGAAGCTAGTTATTCTTATGGTATCATTGAGTATCCAGCAGAACTGGAAGTCTATAGGCAGCCAACTACTCCATGTTAAAAAACATGGGGTAGATTCTCATTATCTTTTTGGTTTTAAAAAGGATACGTATGCTTATGTTGATGAGCATAAAGATAAACTTTATGAACAATACATAGCTGTAGTAGACTCAGATAAAACTGACAAGGTGAAAGCACTAGAACTTCTAAAGATATTCTACGAGGTTCCGGGTTTAAATTTAATTAAAGCAGGATTTGTTTGTCAGTTAGTTGCTGGTTTAGTTGGGTGTATTGATTCTAATAATGAGCAAGTGAAAGAGTATAGAATAAAACCTAATGATATTAAGTTAGCTAAGTCAGTTCAATCTGAAAAGATTAGAAATAAAAAGATGTTAAAGTACATTAGTATATGTCACAAGATAGGTACAGAAAACTTGTGGAATAATTGGTGTACGTTAGTGTACAAGAAAAGAAAGTGGGAGAACAGTTTTACTGTATCGAAAGTTCACATAGACTATTTGGAGAGTGTTAATGGAAACTTTAACGGTAGGTGATAAAATAAAATGGAGAGGGGGTTTTGGAACAGAAGCAGAACAAACAGTGCGTGTTACTGGTATTCAAGTTAATGAGTTTAACGGTAGTGATGAAGGTGTACGTGTTAATTCTGTACCTTGGTTTCGAGTAACAGAGCGCAAGGTTATTCTTGATTTAAATAACCAGCGTTGGTGTTGGGCTTACCAGGCATCCCCTCTTTATGATGATGAAGATGTCAAACTTACTGGTGATGATGAGCCAGTAGACCGTGACCTCATACCAGATTCATATCAAGACTTTAGGGGGTAATAGTATGGATGAGTACACAGAGCTTTTGGCTAATATGACTCAAGCTATTAAGGAACAAGGGCTTGGATCACGTGAGGCCAAGGATCTTGCTAGAGGTATTAGCAAGACTAAGGAGGACAGTGTATTACAAACTGTCTTTAAAAACGTGCAGTTGGGACAGCATAATGATGTCAAGGCTGCTGAAATGTTAAATCTTTTAGGAGATAAGAAATGAGCTATGGAACTAAGAAGGAACGTGGTAGTGACTACTATCCAAAGGACAAGCCATCATCTGTCAAGGCAAGAGATGACAGACGGATATTCTTGGATGGCAGAGAAGTACCTTCAGAGTTTAAAGAACTGAGGGCA